GGGTTTGTTATTAATTATGGAATGTGTAAATCACGTGAAGAACGTGAAGAGACTTATAACAGAAGAATTAAGGCTTGGGAAATGGGAGAATTGAAAGGACATGGAACCCACTACAAACCTGCCAGTGAACGTCAATGGATTTGGAATAAAGAAGAATTACTTGATATACGTGAAACAAGATTTTACGATTTAATGAGATGATAGCTATTATCACACCAACCGGGGCAAGGAAAAGACAAATTACGCTTTGTGCTATGTGGATGTTAAATCAAACGTACACAGGCGAAGTTGTATGGGTAATAGTGGATGATTGTATTCCTGAGACGACTGATTTTATAAAAGAAGATTTTCGTGTGAATTGGAAAATAGTAAAAGTACATCCAAAACCAGAATGGCAGAAAGGACAAAATACCCAAGCAAGAAATCTTTTAGCTGGAATAGAAGCAGTCAAACAATATAAACCTACATTTACTTTTGTTATAGAAGATGATGATTATTACAAACCTTGTTATCTTACAGAAATGATGAAAAAATGTAAATCATCATTTGATGTAGTAGGTGAACGTTTTACGGTGTATTACAATGTAGTGTTGAAAGGTTGGAGAAGGAATGGAAATAAAGACCATGCAAGTTTATTTCAGACAGCATTTAGTCCAAAAGGTCTTGATGCTTTAGAAGTAGCTTGTAAGAAAGGAAGCAAGTTTATAGATTTATTTGTATTTCGTACTCTTATTTCAAAACATAGAATTAATTTGTTTGAAGGACTTGATTTGGCAATAGGAATAAAAGGACTTCCTGGCAGACCTGGTATAGGTGTAGGACATAAACAAAGGTTTTCTATTCAGTCGGATAAAGATATGAGTATATTAAAAAAGTGGGTTGGTGAAGATTATATTTATTATTTATGAAAAAACAAGCTATATTCATTACAGGGGCAGAAAGATCAGGCAGTACTTTAATAGCCAGAATATTTGATATTTGTGGAGTATTTAGAGGTGCTACAACTTCTATGCTTGAAAATATAGAAATGAAGAATTTATGTGATGAATATCTTTTAGAAGTAAATAATAAATTTAGTACCTTTATGCCAGATACTCAGAATTTAACCATTCCGGTTGATTGGCAACAAAGAGTTGATAGTATTTTGTATGGGTGTGAGTGTTATAAAGGAGGTGTATGGATGTTTAAATGCAGTAAATTAGCACAGATGTGGCCTGTTTGGAATTATGCTTATCCTGACGCAAAGTGGATAATTGTAAGGAGAAGGACAGGGGATATAGTGCAGTCTTGTATGAAAACAGCATATATGACTTTATGTAAGAATGAGGATGTTTTACTTAAAATAGGTGTATCTTCACAAGAAGAAGGATGGAAATGGTGGGTACATCAGTATGAAAAGAAGTTTGTTGAAATGATAGAAGCTGGATTAAACTGCAGAATAATTTGGCCAGAACGTATGGTAGTAGGAGATTATGAGCAGATTTATCAAACTGTTGAATGGCTTGGTCTTAAATGGAATCCAAAGATTGTAAAAATAATTGATCCTTTATTAGATAAAAGTAGGAGGAAAGAATATGGCACGAGTAACACATGATGAAGTGGTAGAGATTATGGATAACTGTAATCTTTCAAGTACAGTGATAACAACTTATATAAATGCTGCAAACGTTCTTCTGAATTCAATATTTGGTATTAGTAATCCTGAAGAAGAAAGCAGTGAACAAGAAACAGATTTATATAAGGAAATGGAAAGGTGGTTGGCTGCACATATGATAGCCAGTACTCGTTTCCGTATTGCTTCTTTGGAACAAGTAGGTGATGCTAAAGTTGAGTACATAGGTAAGTTTGGAATGGGGTTGGATAGCACACCATACGGACAAACGCTTAAAATGTTGGATACCAGCGGAGAATTAGCTGCTGCGGATAAGAAGAAAGCAAGTATTTATGCAATCCCTCAATTTGATGAATAATGAGTATAGCTGATTTTATGGCAAAACAATGCGTACAAACTGCAGTCTATTGGGGAAACCCAGTAGATGATGGTTATGGTAAAAATACATATGATGATCCTGTTGAATTAACTCCACCGGATAATGGTGTACGTTGGGTGCAGAAAATACGGTTGTTGAGAGATTGGGAAGGGAAAGGAGAAACGTTTGAGTGTATAGGATTTGTTTATGTTTTGCAGGAACTTGATAAAGACGGTTGTTTGTTTTTAGGGACTTTAAATGATTTGGATAGTGCAGATTATGATAATCCTTTGGACAATCCAGCGGTTTTTCGTATTCGTCAGTTTGAAAAAGTACCAGCATTAAGATCAACTGATGTATTTGTTTACAAAGCTTATTTATCACAGTGGCAATATAGGTAAGATTATGGGATGGGTTAGACAAGATTTAGCAGGGATACCAAGAACCAGTATAGAAGGGGTTGATAGGGTTGTATCTGAATTTAATCGCAGAATTGAAAAATTTATAGGGCATGGTTCATTAAGAGGTATTTTGAAAGCTATTGCTTATGTCAGACGTGAAATGGATAGATCATACCCAAAAATACCTGTTGACCTTGGTAATTTGAGAGCAAGTTTTTTTGTTACAAGTTCTACTGGAAGTATAGTAAAAGGAGGAGGGAAAACACATACAGCACAAGGAAATGACGCTAACTTTAAAGGACCAGATGCTGCTCGTTTAGCATCAGACCATGCTGGAATGTTAACAGAAATGGCACCATTGGCGAAAAATATAGCAAAGGTGTCAGGTGGACCAGCTGCAGTTTTTGGATTTAGTGCCAATTATGCTATGTGGGTTCATGAAATGTGGGATAAGGATGTTAATTGGTCTCGTTCACAATCTGGACCTGGATATTTTGGAGTGCATTTAGAAAAAAACAAAGATAAAATGTTTAAAATCATAAGAGATAATTCACAAATACGATGAACGCTCCAAGTGAAGATATTAAGGACATGCTTATAGCAGAAAGTGGATTAGGTTTAACTTTTGCACAAAATCTGTTTATAGGTAAAGAGAAAACAGACCCAGATCAAATTGTAGTTATTTATGATACGTTTGGTGGTATGCCGGATTTAACAATGGATCAGCAAACGTATGAACGCCCTTCTATTCAAATAAAAGTACGTTCAAGAGATTACAGTCAAGGGTATAATTTAATTAATGAAATATATCTATCACTCCATGGCCGGGCACACGAAACATGGAATGGTACTATATATGAACTGATCAGAGCAATCAATAGTCCAACACACTTTGATTGGGATGAGAGGGGAAGAGCACGTTTTATTGTTAATTTTAATTTGCAGAGAAAAGAATCTGCAGATTCATAAAAAAGGAGGTAAAACAAATGGCAAGTAAAGCAATTGCAGGGGTAGGAACCAAGTTCTTTCGCAATGGTACTGCTCTGGCTGAGGTGAATTCAATAAATGGACCTGGCATGACCAGAGACTTTATTGATGTTACTTCCTTGGATTCTACAGGTGGATATAGAGAATTCATCGCTGGGTTCAGGGATGGTGGTACGGTTACTCTCAATATGAACTTCACAAGGGCAACGTATGAACTTATGAAGGAAGATTTTGAGAATGATGACGAGCAGATTTATGAAATAGTGTTGCCCGATACTGATTTGACTTCGGTTGAATTTGTAGGGTTGGTAACTGAGTTACCTCTTACGATTCCAACAGATGACAAAGTGACAGCTGATGTTACTATCAAAGTAAGCGGACAGGTAACAGTTAATTCTGGAACTGGCTCGGAAACTTAATTCAAATTGAATTTTTCCTAATCAAGGATATTTTTCTTTATTATTAACAAACACAAATTTTAATCAAAATGGAAAAGAAAGTTTTAACAAGGGATGATCTACTTAAAAAAGACACACTTGAGATTGTGGAAGTGGATCTTGGGGATGCTATTGTTTTTGTTCGTCAGATGACAGGACATGAACGTGATGGATTTGAACAGTCCTTGCTTACAAAGAAAAAGGATAATAAAGGTAATGTGGTAGCAATAGAACAGGCTACAGAAGATTTTCGTGCCAAATTAGCTGTACAGACAGTTTGTGATGAAAAAGGTGATTTACTTTTTAAGCGTGATGATTATCTGCGTTTGAGTATGAACATAAGTGCAGCAAAACTTGAAAAGATTATCGAAGTTGCTCAAAGGATTAATGCTATCGGAGAAAAGGATAAGGAGGAACTGATAAAAAACTCCGAAGCCGACCAAGTCGGCAACTCCTCTTTAAGCTCTGCCTCAGAGTAGGTGTAGCTCATCCTGACTTTTTGCTTGATAAACTTAATTCATATCAAATATCAGA